CACTAGCATCTTACCGTGGTATGCTTACCAATAACGGTGAAGGTCTTGGTGGTGGTGCAGCTGCCAGTGATCCGTATAAGGTCTATAATCAAATGGCTTTCTCAATTGACCGTGTTGCTGTTCAAGCTAAGACTCGTGCTCTTAGCAGCAATTACACAATTGAATTGGCACAAGATCTTAAGGCTGTTCACGGTCTAGACGCTGAAGCCGAACTCGCAAATCTTCTCAGCACTGAAATTCTTGCTGAAATCAATCGCGAAATCGTCCGTAGCATCTATTACGTTGCTCGTGCAGGTTCACAACAAAAAGATCTTGGTACTCCAGGATTCTATGATCTTGATCAAGATTCTGACGGTCGTTGGTCTGCGGAACGTTTCCGTGGCCTTAGCTTCCAAATCGAGCGCGAATGCAATGCAATCGCCAAGGAAACTCGTCGTGGTCGCGGTAACTTCATCATCACTGATAGTGATACTGCAGCTGCCCTTGCTATGTCAGGTTTCATGAGTCTCAGTCCTGCAATCGCTCCTCAACTTAGCGTTGATGACACACAAAGCACCTTTGCTGGTGTTCTAAGTGGCAAGATTAAGGTTTATATCGATCCATATAGCCCAGCCGGAGTAAACTTCTTCGTCTGCGGATATAAGGGTGAGTCTCCATATGATGCAGGTCTGTTCTACTGCCCATACGTTCCGCTCCAAATGGTTCGTGCTGTTGATCCTAATACGTTCCAACCACGTATTGCCTTCAAGACTCGTTATGGTGTTGTCGCAAACCCATACGTTCTTAATGGTGCTAGCCCAGATGGTGAGAACCTAACTGCTGGTCTCAATCAGTACTACCGTTTCACTGCAGTTCAACATCTACATGGTAATACAATTTATTAAAAATTGATCATGTATAAGTAACACGAAGACCTCCCCAGAAATGGGGAGGTCTTTCATTTTAAATAAATAATTTTATGACAGTATGTAAAAATAATATAAACCCACTTTATAATAACTATTTCAGATTAACTTTTTCTAGAGGAACAAGTCAATTTGAACTTATGTGTCAGCGTGTAACATTACCGGGTCTGAGTATTGGTGAAACTAAACAACCAACCACTCTTGGTACAACTATTCCTATTCCAACTCTAGCCGCAAACTTTGAACCGTTAAAGGTTGACTTTATAGTTGATAATGATTTGACTAACTGGAAAAGTATATACTCATGGATGAGAAATATATCAAATATTGAAAATGACACTAGTCATAATATTGCATACCAAACATGGCATATTAAAGCAGTCTTAGATATTCTAGATCCAATCAATTGTAATACTGTAGATTTAAGTTTTACATTCCACAATGTAATACCTACCAGTTTGGGTGGATTAGCTTTCCAAACTGATAACAGTGATGTAAATTTGGTAAAATGCAATGCATCTTTTGCATACTCTTATTATACTATGATTCCTGATGCTGAATCTAATTTATTGAATCAAATTTAATTAAAAGTACTCAGAAGGGTCATCAGACCAACTTTCAGCTTTATTTGGGTCGCCATCTGGTTTATAAGGTAGTTTCTTCGTCTCAGGATTCATTGTGCGGCGTTTTATCGGCTTAGGTGGCTTCGGAGCCTCCTCGATCAACAAATCCTCTACAGAGGGTTCCTGCTTATCAGACTCTTCTATTTCTTCTCCATCATCGTCAACATCTATCATAATTTCAGCACCTTCATAGGTGTCGATCATATCATTGACAAAATTTACAAAATCTTCATTATTGAAGAGTTCATTTAGCATCATAAGTCCAGTCTCTGGACCAACCACAATATCTTCACTGACATTGTTCATTATTGACTGTGGATCTGTTTGCATGGTATCAAAGAATATAGTATACATCTTTGATAGATCATCAGCAGGAGCCCCGGTATATAATACAGAGGATCGATTTATTGAAATTTCAGAAAATTGTAAATTAGCTGCATAGTTAGTTAATTTAAAATATTCAATAATATCACCGGTTTCATCTTTTGATAATGCGGTTTCAATTTTTGCTGGAAAAGATATTGAAAATCTTTCCAATTGAGCGTCCTTAACCATACCAATTAGTTCATCACCATTGATAAGTTTAACAACTCTAACGATACCACCAAAGGGAGTTTCTTGTACTTCGTCAGACATAGCAACCCTCCTAATTTATTTATCATCGGAAGGCAGTGGCATTGACATTATCCTGTAATCAAACTTTTCTTTTTTATAAATTTTGATTCGTTCTTCAAAATGCCTATAAACATGGTTCTTGTATGACATGTAACAAAGGTCATCAACAATATCATAAACTTTTAAAGTTTTCTTTTTAGAAGATACTCGTAAACCTCTACCAATACTCTGTAGTAAACGAATTACAGATTTCGTAGGAGAGGCGAGTATAAGATTATCAATGTTGACAATGTTAATCCCAGTACTAGTAGTACCGTAACTCGCAACCAATATGGCATTAGTTTGTGTATCCACGATACGTCGGATAGATTCTCGGGCTTCACTTTCTGTCTTTCCGTGAATAAGATATACTTTTTTATCCGTTCCTGCTGCATCAATGAGAGCGTGGAGAGGTTTCCCGTGTCCTTCGACGTAGTTGAAGAGGATGAGTGTATTGCCTTTGGTATGAATTGCGAGTTCTTTGACAAATTCATTCCTCCTACTATTACTTATTATAGTTTTGATTTCATCAGGATATTTTTGCTTCTTCATATCCTGCTTCTCTTGATCTGTATACTTGAGTACAATACAGTCAACAGCAAGAGTAGCAAGCAATCCTTTGTTCATTAGACTCTTTGTCTGTATAAATTGTATAGCAGGTCCTAGAATGCCTTCTATGCTCAGACGATGTGCTTGTGTTTGATCTAGGGTGCCCGTAGTGCCAATACGAAACCACGCTTTGGTTAACTTCTGACCAATTAAGTTAATTGATTCTGCCTTGGCTTGGTGACACTCATCAAAGAAGATAGCATCAAACTGATCAAACCATTCTCGTGGTAACTTGTATATAGACTGCCAAGTAGAAACAATTACTTGTTTGTTGGTATCTTTTTCAAGCCCTGCACTAATTTTATGAATATATTTTCTTGATAGCCAGGAAGGATCTGTCTTTGAGTAATCAAAGAAGTCGGTTTCCATCTGTGTAACCAACCCTACGGTTGGAACCAAAACTAAAATCTTTCTGTCTGATTTTATTACGGATAGCAGATAGCGGAGCAAGACGTAAATTATTAAACTTTTTCCAGAACCTGTCGGAGATATTATTACACACCGGTGAGAGTTGATAGCGTGAAGAATTGCTTGGCTTTGGTGAGGGTGCATTTTTACCCGCTGTTTCTTTACAGAAACTTTCAGCGTATCGTAAAAGTCCAGAAGTTTCTCCTCCGTTATGCATAGGGGATTCTTGCTTTCTTTAATATTTAAAGTGTATTGGCGGTCTTTACAAAACTTACTCAGGTAAGATTTAAGACCCCTTGGTAGGGTGGAAGATAGAATATCAAATAATCTTATCTTACCATCCCATATACGCCGTTTAAACAATGGCATATACTCAGCACCAGGAATCATGAACGAGAAATAATCTCTCAGTTCTTGTTTGACTCCCTTTTCTGTTTTTATATAGTAACGAACTTCGTCTACAGATTCAACTTCTACATCCACTTAATATTTATGGTAAGATTAGACAATACCCTGTGTCATCTTAAACCAATCAATAGCGGACTTAATAGAGAAATTTCTATTATTGAGAACTTTTAAAAATTCTTCAACCATCTTAACCTTAACTTCAATAACAGCAATCTTTAATTTTAGTTCAATAACTTTTGGATCTGCCTCTATGAACTTTTCTACATCAGTCTTTAGTAGAGTTAGTCCATTTGGATCCTCTCCCCAGGCTTCCAACTCTTCACGACTAGCCTTACCAGTAAAGATCTTCCACTTACGAAGTTTAAGAATTGCTAGATCGTTTACCTGCTTACATAGAATCAATTTAAAATCTGCATGAAGACATAGGTATTTACTATGCAGTTGAGGAGTTTTAATAGCCTCATTTCCTAGTTCTGAGGAGTCAACAGAAGCGTCTTTGGAAATATTGAGTTTAAGTTCTTCTAGATTCATAAAGACATTATAATATAAGTCAAGAAAATGTCAACTAAATAACTTGACATCTTTATAAGTTGTATTATATTTAACACGAGGTTATATGATTATTGATTTACGAGAAATTAAAACTTTATGGATTAATTTAGATTCTGCAACTAAAAATGCAGAAGAAATTACACAACAATGTAAAAATTATAAAATAGACAATAATGAACGGTTCCCAGCGTACAGAATAGATCCCTCTGACCCATTATGTGTTAGTAACCACCCAGGTATGAAACCATACCTGGCAGGATGTGGATTATCACATATTGGATGTATAGAAAAAAGTTTTAATTATGGTCCAACACTTGTTTTAGAAGATGATGCTCTCATCACTCCAAGTTATCAAGATATTTTAGAAGTACCAGATAACTGTGATGCCATCTATCTAGGTGTTTCAACTGGATGTCGTGGCTATCTTAGTTGTAAATATGATGATAATTTTTTACGTTTAGGTAGAATGTTAGCAGCACATGCTATCATTTATATATCTGATCGTTATAAACAAGCAGCATTACAACAAGCAAAACATTTTGTTCATGATTTACACTATCCTTGGGATATTTCACCTGCTACAATACAAGAATATTTTTTAGTATTGACCCCAAATAACCCATACTATATACAATCTGATAACCGAGAATCAGAACATAAGTGGCAATTTTTTACTGATAAATCTATTGAAGATAGAAAGAGTATTTTTTCATGATAACATTTAATAATATGGGTGCATATGGACGTATGGGAAACCAAATGTTTCAATATGCTTTATTGTTTTCTATTGCAAAAACAAGAGAATATGAATTTGGAATTCCATACGCTTTAAAATCATCAAATCCATATTTTAATTTTTGTTTAAATGATGCTTTTGATAATCTGACAGCCAAAGATAGTACAGGTATTCAAAATATAAACAGAGCACAAGAACACAATTTTACATATAATGCTGGTATATTTGGTATCTCAGATCATACTGATATAATCGGTTACTTTCAAAGTGAAAAATATTTTATAGATTATAGAGAACAATTACTTAAAGAATTTGAATTTAAACCAGAAATTAAAAGAAAAGCATTAGATATAAGAAGCGTAACACGCAATCCAGTTATATCTATGCACTTTCGTTTTGGTGATTATAAAAACCTTGTAGGAAAACATCCTATATGTAATGTTGAGTATTATACAGAAGCTTTAAAGCAGCTACCAAACGATTTGCTTATAATTGCATTTAGTGATGAACCAGATTTGGCAAAAGATATATTAGAACAACTTAATAGAAAATATTTTATTACTGAAACTAATGATCAAAATGTAGATATGTGCACAATGACTTTATGTGATTACCACATTATCGCAAACAGTAGTTTTAGTTGGTGGGGTGCATGGTTAGGAGAAAGTAAAAAGGTGATCGCTCCTAGCCAGTGGTTTGGTGAATCACCTGATATGCCAAAAAATTGGTCTGACATTTATTGCAAAGATTGGATTATACTATAATGCTATTTGATATCACAGAATATATTACAAAACCTATATCTGGAATCATCCAGATTGGCGCACATCATGGAAATGAATATGATACATTAAAAAAATTATCTGAAAATATTTTAATGTTTGAACCACAAAAAGAAGTATATAACAAACTTTTTAATAAACTTGGTTCAATGCCAAATCTTATTATCGAGAATAAAGCTTTAGGTTCATCTAGTGGTACTATGAGCATGTATACAGAACAAGCAAATCAAGGTCAATCTAGCTCTTTGCTTATTCCACAATTACATTGTGTACAATATCCTGGAATAAAATTTACTGGAACAGAACAAGTAGAAGTTATTACCTTAAATGAATATTTTAATGACAAAGTATTCAACTATAACTTGCTAACATTAGATGTACAAGGGTATGAGTTAGAAGTATTAAAAGGATCCACCGATATATTACTTAAAGTAGATTATATTTTATGTGAAGTAAACCGTGCAGAATTGTATAAAGGTTGTCCTATGGTGGAAGAAATAGATTCTTTTTTAAATGATTATGGATTTAAAAGAGATGTAACATCATGGGATGGATATACTTGGGGTGATGCACTTTATATAAAGCAAACTCAATGAAACTAATATCAGCATTTGGTAGTCCCTTTTCTCATGATATAACCTCATGTCATAATATTGCACCTACAAAGTTTGAATGGGTATTTGATGATACTACAAGTTCTGATATAGAAGTTTATTTTGAATATAATATTTTAGGTGGTAAAAATAGTAAAAGTAAAAATAAATTTTTGTGGTTATGTGAATCCCGTAGCATAGTTCAACCACAAATGTTATTTGTTAAAAATAACTATAATTATTTAAAACAATTTTATAAAAAAATATTTACGCATGATCGTTCTTTATTAGAATTGAATGAAATATTTTCATATTGTCCTCCTGCTGCAAACCACACATGGGTTAAGGATAGGGGAATTCATAAAAAATCTAAAATGGTTTCAATGGTTTCTTCTGGAAAAACTATGTGTGAAGGGCATATATACAGAAATAATAAAATGAAACAGTTTCAAAATTCTGGATATCCAATTGATTATTATGGAAAATTATTTAATCCATTTAAAGTAAAAGAAGATGTTTTACGTGATTATCATTTTTCTATAACAATAGAAAATGACAGTTATTCAAATTATTATACTGAAAAAGTAATGGATTGTTTTTCTTCTGGAACAATTCCAGTATACTATGGTACTCCAGAATTACCAACAATGTTTAATATGGATGGTGTAATCATATTAGATGATACTTTTGATATAAATACGTTGTCTAGTGATTTATATTTTTCAAAGATGGACGCAATCAAAGATAATTTTGAACGATGTATTAGTCATCAAACTTCTGATGATTATATTTTTGATAGAATTATAGAATTGATATAAAGGATATATTATGAAAACAGCTTTAGTATTGGGTGCAGGTGGATTTATTGGTGGACATTTAGTAACTCGTTTAAAAAATGAAGGTTACTGGGTTCGTGGTGTAGATATCAAAGAACACGAATACAAAAAGACAGACGCAGATGAATTTTTTGTATTAGATTTACGTAATGCATCTAATGTCTCTACCTCATTTACACAAAACGGTGTAGACTGCACATTTGATGAAGTATATCAACTTGCTGCTGATATGGGTGGAGCAGGATATATTTTTACAGGTGAACATGATGCAGATGTAATGCATAATTCAGCCATGATAAATTTAAATGTGGCAAACCAAGCAATCAAATATACAAATAAGCCAAAAGTATTTTATTCTTCTTCAGCATGTATGTACCCAGAATACAATCAGTTAGACCCAAATAATCCAAATTGTTCTGAGGCATCAGCATATCCTGCTGCACCAGATAGTGAATATGGATGGGAAAAACTGTTTAGTGAGCGTTTATACCTAGCATATAATAGAAATTATGGCTTACCAATCAGAATTGGAAGATTTCATAATATTTTTGGACCGTATGGTTCGTGGAATAACGGAAAAGAAAAGGCACCAGCAGCAGTATGCCGTAAAGTTGCAGAAAATGAAACTAGTATAGAAATATGGGGAGATGGTCTACAGACTAGATCATTTTTATATGTAGAGGAATGTGTTGAAGCAATTTTGAGATTTATGCAATCTAATTTTAATGGTCCAATGAACATTGGTTCAGATGAGATGGTTTCAATAAATCAACTAGCGTCTATGGTGATGCAAGTTGCAAATAAAAATCTTTCAATTATTAATAAACCTGGACCACAGGGAGTTCGTGGAAGAAATTCAGATAACACTTTAATATTTGAAAAATTAAATTGGAAACCCTCTGAACCTCTTATTAAAGGTATTGAACCAACATATACCTGGATTAAAAATCAACTAGAGAATTAATTATGAAAAAATGTGTAATTTACCAACCAATTGGTTTGGGTGATATTTTATGGGTACAACCCATAGTTGACAAATACTTATCTGAAGGATATGAAGTTCATTTTCCTGTTTCAGAATTGTATTATGAGATGGTTTCGAGTAGTATAAAAAAAGACAATTTAATCTGGCATTTAGATACAGCAGATTACCCGATGCGAGAATATATAGGGAGTCCACATAGTACAAAAATAGGTGATGATATTTGTTTACCTATATTCTATATGAACTATTTGATTCCCAGATGTCCAGTTATGATAAGTAAATATTATTCAACTAATACACCAATAGTGAATTGGCACAGTTCAGTAAACTTAATAAGAAATTATCAAAAAGAAGAAAAGGTTTTTGACTTATACAATATTGACAAAACAAAACCATTTGCTTTTGTTAATAAAATGTTTGGTACTCCACCCACCTACAAAATAAGAAAAGATCTATCTATAACTTTTGATGGTCAGATCATTGAACCCAATTATGATCTTGATGTAGCTAATGGTATTAAATTATTTGATTGGATTGGTATTTTAGAACAAGCAGCAGAAATACATACAGTTGAAACTTCGTTCTGTTATCTAATAGACAAATATGCCAGTTCAACAAATTTAAACATGTATGAAAAAAGAACTGAATCAGAAAATAATACTTATTATAGTTTGACAGCTTTGGTTTATAGAAATAAAAATTGGATTTATAGGAATTAATATGCAAATTGAAGTATCACACGGTGAAATTGTAGATAAATTTACAATTGTAAAAATCAAATATGAAAAGGCAATCTTAAATACAGAAATGTATTGGCAAATTAAAAAAGAATATGACTACCTAAGTCAAATTGTTAATACAATAAATGTTGATACTCGTATTATTGATTTGTTATACAATACAAATTTAATTTTATGGGGTATAGAAGATGAAATACGATTATGTGAAAAAAATAAATGCTTTGATCAAAAGTTTGTAGAATTAGCTAGAGCAGTTTATAAAACAAATGATGAAAGATTTAAAACCAAATCTGAAATAAATAAAATCTTTAATAGTGATTTTAAAGAACATAAAATTTTACCAGAATATTAATATGAGAATCGAAATAATAACTTTACCACAAGCTACTGAACGTCATAAAAAATTAACAGAATCTTTTAGTAAATATGATTTAAAATATGATTTGGTTTCAGGAATAACTCCATCAGATTGTAATTTTTATTATGAAAAAGGTGTATTGTTTTGTGATGTACAAAATACAAAAATTCAAATAAATGAAGAAAAAATTAAACATATTTTTAATAGATCTTCTATTGCCTTTGGAGAATTTGGTGCATTCAGTGCACATTATCTAAGATGGAAAGAATTTTTAAACTCCACTGATGAATACCTTATTATATGTGAAGATGATGCTGTACCAATGTCAGATTTGTCTTTTGTAAAAGATTTATTTACCAACAATCCAG